GCATGTACCCTACGAACCAGCTTCAATGAACGAAGGAGACTTCTGATATGGCTAAAGTAACAATTATCTACGAAGAAGAAGATGAGAAATTGGGTACACGATTGGTAACCCTCACACGAGAGAAGGAGGATATGTCGGCTATGGATATGATGTACTTCTTTGCTGAGAGTATGCGAGGGTGTGGTTATGACTTCGTTAATCGTGTGGGTTATGCTACCAAAAGGGGTGAAATGAAGTGGAGTGAGTTCTAAATGACTGATTTTGATAAGTGGGCTTATGATTTCACTGGGGGTGAAGACCTAGAGCAGTACCTTCATGTCTTATTCCTAGAGGGGTGTGTTGATGACGACGATGTAACTTGCTGGCTACAAGAGGCCTTTGAATCTGGGTACAAGAAGGGTAGTGACACTTATGCCTAAAGAACAAATAATCGTACAACTAAACCCTGATGTACCCCCTACAGGGAGTGATCTTGGAATCGTAAATGCTGCTAGGAAATCCTTTGGTAGACGCAGTGATTGGGAGTTTGAGTCTCACGGTTGTTTTGGTAAGACTGTACAAATACTCAAGGACAAAGACAAGCGGTTGCTAGAGTTCTTAGCTAGGGGTATGACTGCGGATGACTTTGAGGGTATTGTCAATAGCACTTCAGAGGTGGGACAAGAGATTAGAGATGGTGGTTGGGAAGACTGTGCCGTGTTCGAGATGAAAGAGTTGCTCTGGGAATGGCGTAATACACCTACTCACGATACACCTTTCAATCATGGGTTCTTCTCTTTTGAGGTTAAGGCACCTATTTTTGTAGCTAGACACTTGGTTAAGCATGAGTACCTCATTATGAGTGAATACTCTCGTAGGTACATCACTGAGGATGTAGAGTTCTACCAACCTGATGTGTGGCGTGGGCGTAGTGAGGACAAGAAGCAGGGGTCTTTTGGCGAGGTCACCGTCAAGGACTTTGAGAAGTATTGGGTAGATTATGGAGGGGGGCTTTACATAGAGGACTCTTCAGACGTTAATCGAGTTGCTTTAGATTACTACGAACACCTACTTTCTGAAGGCGTAGCACCTGAGCAAGCCCGTATGGTACTGCCACAGTCCCTTATGACTTCATGGACTTGGAGTGGTACACTAGGGGCCTTTGCGAATATGTGTAAACTACGCCTTAGTAAAGACACTCAAGCCGAAACACGTTATGTAGCTGAGAAGGTCTATGAAGAACTAAAGAAGCAGTTTCCTGTAGCTGCACCATTACTCGTAGAGGGAGTCTACTGAATGAATAACGAATATGTGTACAATATGTTATACGAAGCTGCTGTAGAGGATACTAAGGACGCTAATGAAGCCCTCCTACGGTACTTCGACAAACGTGCTAAGGAAGACTTGGAGGATCGTTACTATGACTACAAAGACTTTATCATTGCACAAGAGCTAAAGAGTATTATTGGTGACCTTGAGAACCCTGATTGGGATAAGTTCGAGACACCGGATAATAAGGCTGCTGATCTAGCCTCTATGTATCGAGTTCTTAAGTATTACTTGGTTTGTAGTGACTACAAGAAGTTCGTAAAGGAGCGTCGGGATGCTAAAACCGAAGAGTGTGACTAAGGTAATCATTGATGGCGACATTATTGGGTATAGGGCAGCAGCAGGGACAGAAGGTTCTCACCCTGACGACACCCTAGATAAAGTAGACACCTTGATGAACTATATCGTAGGGGAGACTGTGGTTTTCCCTACAAGTGATAACCTAGAGTGCTACCTCACAGGGAAAGGAAACTTTCGTTATGAGGTAGCCAAGACTGCACCCTACAAAGGGAACCGTAAGGACGTAGTTAAACCTACGAACCTGCCAGCAGCTAGGCAACACCTTATTGACAAGTGGGGTGCTGTAGTATCACAAGGGGAAGAAGCTGATGATCTAATTGGTATTGCTTCTTGTATTGGTGACCCTGAGACTACTGTAGTATGCACTATCGACAAAGACATGATGCAGCTACACGGGTGGAACTTTAACTTCGTTAAGAATGAGTGGAATTACATTGGTGTGGACGAAGGTAACAAGTTCTTCTACACCCAGATACTTACGGGAGACGCCGCCGACCACATCAAAGGTATTCATCGCGTAGGGCCTGTGAAGGCGGGTAAGATACTTGAGGGGCTGACTACAGAACGGGAGATGTATGAAGCCTGTCTCAACGCCTATATGAACAATAGTCCTGAGCGTAGGGGTAATAAGGACTACCCCATATGGAAGTACGCTGAGGATCGTGTACTAGAGAACGCTAGGCTGCTTTGGCTGAGGCGTTATGAGGGGGAACTATGGGAGGCACCAAAATGAATATAGAACTGGATTTTGAGGTAGTCACTTTAGAGGTAGATAGTATCTCTGGTGGTCCCTCTATCAGAGATAAACACTTAAACCTGAATGTCTATGATAACGATGGTCAAGGTAAAATATGGATCACAAGTGCTGTAATCACGAGGGAGGAAATGCTAGATTTTCTAAGTGAAGAATGACAGCTAAGAAAGAACACTTTAGATCGGGACTAGAGTACCGTATAGCTTGTCACCTAGAACGAGAGGGTTACACCTACGAATATGAGACCTTCAAGATCAAGTACCAGAAGAAAATCTCTAACTATTTGCCTGACTTTAGGCTTCACAATGGTATTATAGTCGAGGGTAAGGGTAGGTTCGTTAGTTCAGATAGGGCTAAACACTTGCTTATCAAAGAGCAACACCCTAAGCTAGATATTAGGTTTGTCTTTAGTAATAGTAAGTCTAAGCTGTACAAAGGGTCTAAGAATACTTATGGTGACTGGGCTACCAAACATGGGTTCCTGTACTCAGATAAATTAGTGCCTATAGAATGGCTAGAGGAGTGACTTATGGCCGATCTTTGTGGTAATTGCGGTGCAGAAGCTTCTCACTTGCATCATATTGTACCTAGGTCACTTGGTGGTTCAAACAGTAAGTCCAATTTAGTAAACTTGTGTACGGATTGCCACGGTAAGATACATTCAAAAGACTTTACAACAATGAAGGCCCTACAGCTAGAGGGTATAAAAAGGGCGAAAGAGGCCGGAAAGTATAAAGTACAAGTTAGGAAGAAAACTGTAGACAGACTTCAAGTTTGTTACTTAAACACGCAAGGTTACAGTAGCTACAAGATAGCGGAAGTTATGGGGATATGCCGGATGACAGTCTATCGTATTCTTAATAAGGAAGGTCTTAAGAATGTCAAAGTCAGATTGAAGGAGTAAGTATGAGCCGCCACATAATTGGTAGTGAAGAAGACATAGAACATTTATTCTACTCTTGCGAAGTAGACATTAAAAATGAGTATTGGACGGACATGCTTAGAGGGGGTATTAACCCTTCTGACCAGTATATCTTAGTTTTTCTTGAGGGTATTATGCAAAGGGGTTTTGTCATGGGTTACAAGAAGGGATTCTTTAGAACTACCCTTGAGGATGTCGTGAACAAGCAAATCAAGGGTGGACTATATGACTAACGCTTGCGGTAACTGCCTAAAGCCCGCAGATCATAGGCATCACGTAGTTCCTAAGGCTTTAGGTGGTTCTGACGAGGAAACTAACCTAGTGTGGTTGTGTGGGGGTTGCCACGGTAAAGTCCACGGTAAAAAAACCCTAAACTACAAAAATTTACAAAGGGCTGGTATAGAAAGGGCAAAAGCTAATGGGGTCTACAGGGGTAGAAAGTCCTCGATGGATGAAGATCAACTAAGGTCTTTAACAGAAGATTGTGTTAGCCCTACAGAGATGGCTAAACAACTAGGTTGTACTCGCTCAGCGGTGTATAAGGCTTGGAATAGGTTGGGTATCAATTACTCAGACAGATTAGTGCCATTAGAGTGGCTAGAGGAGTAACTAATGAACAGGTTTAACTTAGGTATGTGGCTATGGTCCTCAAGCCTAAAGGTAGCTAATGTAGGTAAGGCTATGGCTATCAAGTATGCACCTGATGGCGTCTTTGATGTAGCTACAAACAGTGACTTGATTATCCACCGTATCATTGAGGGGCCTTTTACCCAACAAGACTTAGGTTACGAATGGACAGGCCCAGAAGATGCTGAATGCTTTCTGGTAGTGTTGCTAGAGAGAGATGGTGCTACTGAGGAAGTAGAGTGGTACTTCGAGGGTGTAGAAGAAGCCTATACGTGGGTTAGACACTTTAAGGGTTCTATTGAACCAATAATTATAGATGGAGATACTTATGGGTGAGACTGTTATAGCTGAGGGGCAGATTATTGTGCTACAAGGTCTTAGGTATTATGTGGATGAGGTGGAGTATAACGGATACTTGGGTCAGTCTATGAGTGGGCAGAAGTTATTCAGAGATTCTGGGTCTTCCGCTGTTAGACGTATTGTCTTGAAAGGGGTTGCAGAAGATGAGTAAAGATTATTTGGTAGAAGGCTACGGGGTAACCCCTTGTGGTATAGTATTCTCTAAAGAGCGTAAGCAAGAGATTAACAATCGTTGGGGTGGTACAACAGTCCGCACCATCAAAGGGCGTAACATCAAGCCGTACACTGACAGTAAAGGGCGTTACCAATACGTGAACCTTGATTGGGAATGGGGTCGTAAGGGTGAGATAACAGACGCAGAAATGGATGAGGTTGAGGAACACAATGAAAACTAAAGTTTGGTACAGATGGCCTGAGGGTTATTTTGATGACAATATCCGTGGGGCGGCACTACCTTGGTACACTGTCTTACGTAGGGTGATCTTTGTGGTTCCTTTGCTGATGAGTATAGTGTTGTGTTATGGCTTTGCGTGGATAGGTTGGGGTAAAGAAGAGGCAGATAGGGTGATTAAGAATGGCTGGTAAAACCTATGTAGTTTGGAGCTGTGCTCACGCCACTCCAGAGAACTCAAACGAACGATTCGATTGGCTGGGAAACTTCCTGTATGACGTTAAGCCTGATGTAGCTATTGACCTTGGGGACTCAGGTGACTTTAAGTCCTTGAACAGTTATGACACTCGTTACCCACAAGCCATTGTCACTCAGTCATACGAGAAGGATGTTGAGGTTTACAATGACAGTATGGAGCGTGTTCGGCGTAAGTTCAAAGAGAACAAACGGAAGCGTCCTTACTTTGTAGGCTTCTGCGGGAATCATGAGAAGCGCATCGAGACAGCCTTAGCAGTTGACCCACGACTAGAAGGAGAGAAGTATGGTGTGAGCTTTAAGCACCTAAACACTGATAAGTATTTTGATGACTACCACCCCTACATGAATGGTGGACCTGCTATTGGGACTTATGGTGGTATTGACTTTGCCCACTTCTTTAGCTCAGGTAACTTCGGGACAGCTACTTCAGGTAAGCATCATGCCTACACACTCTTGAGTAACCGTCACAGAAGCTCTATCTGTGGACACTCTCACAAACGAGGGGTTTACTTCGAGGATCAAGCTGGTATTGGTGGTCTTGTAGCTGGTTGTATGAAAGGTGGTCCTGAAGGTTGGGCAGGTCAAGCGAACAACGACTGGTGGGCTGGTGTTGTGGTGCTTAATGAGGTTGATGGTTCTGGTAGGTTTGAACCTAGCTTTATTAGTCTGAAGGGGCTTAAAGAGGAGTACTCGTAGTGGATGAATTTGTATATGTTGTTTTTACAATGGGTAGTGAGGACCCATTAGCTATCTGTATTAATGAGGATACAGCCTACAAAGTTCTGGAAGAAGATGGGCGTGAGGATGGCGTAGAAATCTGGGTATCTAAGTGGAAACTTGAGGAGTACAAGTGAGTAAGTTTAGTAGCTTTGAGCGTATCCCCCGTGACCTATATGAAACCTTGGACAGCAGAGCTATTCCGCCTAACTTCCTAAAGCATGTTACCGGAAAGAAGTATTACGAGCCTTCTTGTGGAAGTGGGAAGCTTATTGACCAGTTGGAACCTTATGCTGAGTGTATTGGTGCCAGTGACATTAATCCTTTGGGTAGGTATTCTGGTGATATGCCAAAGGACGCTTTAGACTTGTCTTTATACGATGTTAGGGGTGCCGACTTCATAGCCACTAATCCTCCATACCTAAAGGACGTCCTGTTACCTCTCATTAGTCACCTAAGCAGCTTGAAGCCAACGTGGATGCTCCTACCAGCAGACATCATGCACAATGGCTACATGGTTCCACACATGAAGAAGTGTGAGAAGGTTGTGAGTATTGGGCGTCTGTACTGGTTCGTTAATGAGTGGGTAGTTAAGCACCCTTTTGACTACGATGAGTTGGACAAGAAGTGGGACAAACAGGTCAGTTTCTATGATAGTATGAAAGGCATCAAATACTACGATGGGTACTTGACTAACCAAGGGAAGCCTTGTAAGACTGAGTTTGTTAGAGGTACTGATAACTATGGGTGGTACCTCTTTCAGGACTATGAATGTGACACTGTGTTTGAGACACGAGGAGACAACTAAATGAATACCTACGATATTGCAGGAATGGTGAAGCACTACTACGAGACAGCAGAGATTGTGCCTAATTTTGTAATGGCTGAAGGTCTGATACATGAGGAGTATGATGAGTGGGCTTTTGAGATTAGCTTGAAGTCAGCAGAAGTCCGAAAGCACTATTATCAGGACTACTCACCAGCCAATGAGCTAAAGGAACTCTCAGACCTTGTGTACGTCATCTATGGGTATGCTCAAAGTCGAGGGTGGGACATTAACGAGTCTGTCTTTAGGGTTCACTCTAACAACATGGACCGTATGTTTCAGGACGATGGAACCTTGAAGCGTAATGAGGCAGGGAAGATTCTGAAAAACCCTAATACACCTAAGGTGTCACTGGAGGACTTAGTATGAAGAACACAGAGAAGTTAGGGAGTTTGGTAGGGGTGGCGCTAGTTGTACTAGTGGCGGGGTTTCTATCAGCAACCCTTGTTACTTTTACAGTAGGGTTGTTTTTCACCTTCCCATTTACTCTAATGAATATCGCAAAGATTTGGTTGGCAATCGGTGTCCTTAACCTCTTTGTAAGCAGCCTTACGAGGAAGCGATGAACATATTCCTAAGGTACCTAAAGTACCTACAGACATGGCGTAAGCACCGTGAGCTAGTTAAAGAGCTAAACCGACTGAATGACAACCAACTGAAAGACATTGGCATTAGTCGTGGAGAGATTGACCACCTAGTGTGGCTAGAACAAGATAAACAACAACGTGGAAAGAAGAACAATACATGAGTAAATACAAGTCCAACCTAAACCCAATGTTCCGTAGCAAGTTTTCGGAAGACATCTTTAACCACAAATATCGACATGAGGGCGCAGAGACATGGGCTTCACTTTCTAAGACCCTTGTAGAAGACGTAATGTCTGCTGGTGGTGATGCAGTATCTAAAGAAGATAAAGACCAACTCGAGAAGTACATTCGGGAGCTTAAGTTCATCCCCGGTGGTCGCTACCTATACTACGCAGGTCGCCTTAACAAGTTCTTCAATAACTGCTACCTCCTTAAAGCTGAAGAGGATACTCGTGAGGATTGGGCTAATCTTTCTTGGAAGGCTGAGTCTTGTCTTATGACTGGTGGTGGTATTGGTGTAGATTACTCCGTGTACCGTGCTGAAGGTACTCCTATCCACAAGACAGGTGGGGAAGCCTCCGGACCAATCCCTAAGATGAATATGCTTAATGAGATTGGTCGTCGGGTTATGCAAGGGGGTTCCCGACGGTCTGCCATCTATGCCTCACTAAACTGGCAGCATGGGGATATCGAAAAGTTCCTTAAGGCTAAGGATTGGGAGTCTATGCCAGTAGGTAAAACTGGTAAGACCCTGTGGGACATTAAGCAGGACGACTTTAACTTCCCCGCCCCTTTGGATATGACTAATATCTCTGTGAACTACGACACTGACTGGCTACTAAACTACTGGAAGACAGGTGATGTTGGTAGCGTGTTCAAGCAGAACGTACGTCAGGCAATGCAGACAGCAGAACCGGGTTTCTCGTTTAACTTCTTTGACAAAGAAAATGAGACACTACGGAACGCATGTACAGAAGTGACTTCTGAGGATGATAGCGACGTATGTAACCTTGGTTCCCTGAACTTTGGTCGTATTGAAAGCATCGAAGAACTTCGTGAGGTAGTACGCTTGGGTACTATGTTCCTGATTTGTGGCACACTTAAGGCTCAACTGCCTTATGATAAAGTCTACCTAACACGGGCTAAGAACCGCCGGTTGGGTCTAGGGTTTATGGGTGTACATGAGTGGCTTATCAAGAAAGGTTACAAATATGAAGTCACCCCAGAGCTTCACCAGTGGTTGTCAGTTTATGAAGGTGTGTCTGACGATGTAAGCAAGAACTTTGCAGACCGCTTGAGTATTACACGTCCCGTGGCTAACCGTGCAGTAGCTCCTACAGGTTCTATTGGTATCCTAGCTGGCACATCCACAGGTATTGAGCCTATCTTTGCTGTAGCTTACAAACGGCGTTACTTGAAGGGCAAGGATCGTTGGGCTTACCAGTATGTTGTAGATAGTGCTGCACAAGAGTTGATCGAGTTCTACGGGGCTGACCCCAACAAGGTTGAAAGTGCTATTGACCTTGCAGACGACTATGAGAAGCGTATTAAGTTCCAAGCAGATGTTCAAGACTACGTGGATATGTCCATCTCATCTACAATCAACCTACCATCTTGGGGTAGCAAACTGAACAACGAGGATACTGTAGACAAGTTCTCTGATACCTTGGCGTCTTATGCACACAGACTTCGTGGCTTCACTTGTTATCCAGATGGTGCTCGTGGAGGTCAACCGCTAACTTCTGTACCTTACTCTGAGGCTGTTAGTAAGTTAGGGGAAGAGTTTTATGAGCATGTAGAGACGCACGATATTTGTGACATCAGCGGGTCAGGTGGGAGTTGTGGCGTTTGATAATCTACGAAGCAACTAATGTAACTAACGGTAAGGTCTACGTGGGCCTTACCACCACAAGCCTTAAACAAAGAAAGGGTTCGCACCTTAGGTCTGCTAAGGCAGGTTCTATGATGTACTTTCACAAAGCGATTAGGAAACACGGGCCTGAGAGTTTTGAATGGGACGAAGTTATGATCGCAAGTGACTTGCAGGGTATGTACAAGCTAGAGAAGATGGTTATCGCTATGTATGAGCCTTGGCAAACCTATAACACATCGCTGGGAGGTGAGCACTCAGCTTACGGTATGAAGCACTCAGAGGAAACTAAAGCCGTCTGTGGTGAGTACGCCAAAAGACGGTGGGACGGCAATAGAGCACTTGACAAGTACCCTATGGAAGCCTACCTGTGCAGTAGCTACAAGGAAGCTAGACTTAAGTATGGCATCCCTAAGACGACTTGGTACAGGACTAAAAAGGTGTTAAGTAACCAAGAGTAGTATTTCACAAAGCACCTAAGCATGTGCCTAAACTGCTCACTTAAATCAAAGGGAAGGTAAAGTATGTGGGTTATTATTACACAAGATGGGTGTAGTTATTGTGATAAGGCCAAGGAACTGCTACAGAGTAACCACCAAGAGTACTACATCTATAACCTAAGGGGTGGTATCAGCAAGTGGGTATCAACCCTTATGAAGAAAGCCAACTTAAAGACTGTACCTCAAGTATTCAAACCTGACGGCTCTCTAGTGGGTGGCTACACAGAACTTAAAGAACTCCTTACAGAAGGTCCACTATAATGGTTCAGCAACAACCTAAAGTAAAGACACAACGGGTTAAGACTAAGCACGACGAGAAGAAGCAACCTATTCATCTAGTACCTAAGAATGAAAAGCAGAAGGAATACCTAGAGGCCCTAAAGTCTTCTGACCAAGTTATCGTTTTCGGTCCAGCAGGAACTGGGAAAACCTATTGTGTAGCTACTTTTGCAGCTAACCAGTATCACCTAAAGAAG